GCCAGTAAAACGCGACCCAAGTCACGGATGCGATGCAGCACCACATGACCGGCGTTTTCCATAGCGTGCAGCACGCAGGGCTCGCCGCCGACGGTTGCATAAACGCCAATGTGGCTTGGTCGGCCTCGGCAGATCATGAGCACGGCATCGCCATCAACCGGGGAGTCTGTTTTAACCCCAAATTCGTTGACGAGGTCTTCCATCTGACCGGCGCGTCCAAGCCGTGAGGCGGCGCGCTCGACTTCAATATCGCTGGGGACCGGCAAACCGAATTCCTCGCGGCGAACCTGTGCCAGCAAACGGGCGCAGTCGGCGCTTCCAGTTTCGTATTCCTGACCGATATAGCGCTCTGTCCAGTGGTTCATCAGAATACCCCTGGCGAGTTGTCGGGCCGGTACTGCTTTTTAATGGCCGGTTTTGCGAACAGGTTTTCATAGCCAAGCTCTGCAGTCACTTCCTGCATGGTGGCCTGGACGTTGTACAGGTTCATGTTGATGGACCATTCGATGGTGTCTGGCCGGGACCGCATGACCTGAATCAGTTTGACAGTGCTGCCAGCGCCGCCGCCGGATGTTTCGATCCAGTACATGAGGTCGCGGCCGACGTTATCGACGGCAAGCCTTGCCTTGGGCAGCTGCCCTTCGAAATCGTCTGGCAAAACACAGCGAAACGGGCAGGCGATGTAAAGATTGCCGTTGCTGGTCAGGTCTTGCGTATCGTTAACCACGCGTACCGGTGCATCCAGCGATGCGTGGCTGATTTCCAGCAGAAAAAGTGGCGTTTCTTCGCTGGAGACCCGGCTCAACGTCGACTTGTACTGCGACGAGTAGGTGCGCGCCACGATCAGCCCCAGCTTTCGATTTTGGCATCAACAAGCCAGGCGGCCATGCCGCCGACCAGCGGTGTGGCGGTGTAGCCGCCACCAACAAAGCGACCTGCTACGGTGACGCCGGATACCGGGTCGGGGAAGTTGAACCAGAGCGCGCCGAGGCTCAAATCGCCGGAATACCAGGTCTCAAACGACTGGAAGTCAGCCAGCGACGCAAAATACAGCTTGACGCTACGTGTAAGCATGACCCTGGAGCGCACTTTGGCCTGACGGGGTGGCCCTGATTCCATTTCGGTTCGCATGAGGCCCGATTCGCGCTGCTGGCTGTATCCGGAGAACTGGATTTTGGCGTAGGCCGGGAAAGTGGGTGTGGTCATTGCGATCCCTTACATCGAGCCACGCAGGCCGTATTTATTGGCCAGCAGCTGCGAGAACGAGCCGTTGTTGCGGATATCCTGATTCATCGCGCCTTTGACCTTGTCGATAATGACGGTGATGATGTCCTTGCCGTTGTCGTCGCTGCTCTGGGCGGCGGTCGCCTGGTATCCGTCGGCGCTGGCGTTATTGACGATGTTCACTTGAACGACAGAGCCGGTGCCTGCCGCCTTGACACCCAGCTTGCCGTCGTTACCGCGCGTCAGCGGCATGACTGCCTCTGGCCCAGCCTCTCCCAGCATGCCGGTGCCGCCATTGGCCATCGGGAACAGGTGCGGCGAATTGAACACGCCGCCAGAGGCGAACCGTTGCACGCCACTGATCCATGCGCCGCCGCTGGCTTGATAATTGGATGCCGCGCCGCCGGTTTCCAGTCGGGTGCCGTCCGTGCTGCTGGTGGTGGAGCCAGATGCCCAGATGCCGCCAATCTTGCCAATCAGGCCGGTGATGGCCATGCGGACGTAGATTCGCATGATGTCTGCGACAACGCTGTTGGCAAAACTGTTGAATGACAGCTTCCCAGACGTTGCAAACTGCACCATGGCGTCTTCCATGCTGCGGAAGGCATTGGTAAACGTACTCTCGACCTGTTTGCCGACATTACCGGCGGTTTCCATGTAGGTGTTGATAGCGCGCGTTGCGCCGCCACCGAATGAATTCTCCGACTCCTGGCGCACACGGATCAGACTCTGGATCGTTTCGACGGCGCTGTCCTTCTGGGCTTCCATCGCGGCGCGGGTTTCAGCGGTCAGCGCGCCCTTCGAGCGTTCGATCTGTTCGATCTGCTTTTGCAGGTCAACCGTCATTTTGTGGTCGACATTCATCAGCTCGATCTGCTCTTTGGTCATGCCGATCTGGCTGATCTGGTTGCGGTATTCGCCCGTTGCCAGCTCCAGGCTGTTGGTGTAGTTTTTAAGCGAGACGCTTTCGTCCAGGGCGCGGATCTGCTCGATCAGGGCGCTGGCCTGGTTCTTGACGCCCTTCTCTTCAGCCTGTTGCAGTAATTGGGCGTACTCCCCGCTGACACCCTTGGTCAACCGGTCTTTCAGGCTGGTAATGAAGCTATCGCCTGCACTGTTGGCAACGGACCCCGTGTTGCCGCCGGTGAGCGTCTTTTTTGGGGGGCTGTCTGGTGTTGCTTTGTCCAATACAGAAAACTGATCCTGCAATGTCTGCGAAAACAGCTTGTTGCTTTTGATCTCGGCTTGAATCGTGCGGAACCGTTGCCATGCCACTTCGGCATCTGCCTTGGTGTTACCGGGATCAGCAGCGACTGAAACATAAGACTTCAGGGCGCTAAAATAAGTGCCGACATTCTTTAGTTCTTGAAAAGTGTCGACGAGCTGGGCGACATACAATGCGGCGTTTTTTGCCCATGTCTTAATCGTGCCGTCTTCGGCAAGCCCGTTGACCGCTGTCTTTGCGCTATCAGCCTCGTTTCCCAACTTGATGAGTGCCAGCACGAAGGCGTTGGCAACGGGCAGCACCTCCATGCTGATGGATTTATAAAGCGAATCTTTGGCAATGGTTAAGCGTGCCAGGTTTTTTTGGTACGCATCGGCGGCAACGGCTTGTTTTTCAGTCGTCTTGACGACCAGGTCGCCAGACTCCCCGAGTAGATTCATCGTCGGAATCAGCTCTGCGCCCTTCTTGCCAAACAGGGCGACAGAAACGGCTGTTTTCCCAGCGGAATCTCCGTACTCCGACATTTTCCGGCTGATCGACTCAAACATCGTGCCGGTGTCCATGCCTTTTAAGTCTTTGAGCGATAGGCCGATTCGACCCAAGGCATCGCTAACCTTCTTCGAGGCCCCGCCGCTGGCCTCCATATTGACGGCCAGCTTAGACATGCCGGACGCCACCACTTCCATGTCGGTGCCCTGGATTTTGGCAATCTGGCTGATGCCGGACAGCTTCTCGATAGAAGCGCCGGTTTTTTCCGACATATCCTGCAGATTCGCAGCGGCCGCAGCAGACTCGTTAAACTTGCTGACCAGGACGCCAACCGATACACCCGCCCCGATTCCGGCCATTGCAAGGCCGATTTTGGAGATGCTTCCGGCCAAAGCGGTGCCGTTGATGCCGATGCTCGAGAATACCTGGTTCAGCTTCCCGAACTCTTTGTCGACGGCATAGGATGCCTTTTCAGACTCAGACTTGAACCGCTGCAAGGCTTGTGAGGCCTTGGCAACGCCAGCATCCAGACCGCCGGTAATGGCGGTAAAACTGACGGCAAGTTCAGCGATGGTCGCCATAATCAATCCTTGGATGTTTTGCTGAAAAGCGCTTTCAGGCGTGTTGCCTGTGTTTGAGCGTCGATTGCCTCAACAACCGTTTCTGCTTTGGGTGTCTCTACCCAGGGCATGAAGTCGTGGGGCTCAAATGGATCGGTCTTTGTTTCTGACCGGTTAATGTTGCCGAGCATGGCCAACTGCTGTGCAGCGAGGCTGTCAGCCCGGAAATCGGCGTCCGGTTCAATGCGGAAAAAAGCCGCCCATTCGGCGAGTTGCGCGCTGGTTAACCGGCGCAACAACTCATCCGGATGAAGTACGCCCAGCTTTAGGCAGAGCCTGAAGGCGAGGCGTCGCCAGGGGCGGCTGCGGAGTTTTTTTCCAGATCCTCCAGATCCTTTTCAGAGATCCGGTTGAGGCGAGAAACCACCTCAAAAATGCGGTCCAGGGCACCGGCAAACTTGGTGCCGAGCATGGGGGATTCTTCGTCTGTGAACAGACGCCGACCCATGTCATCCACCATTGCCAATGCACAGTACATGGCCCGAAACCCGACGCCGTTCTTACCGGCGGCCATGAGTTTCACTTCCAGCGCATCTTTGGCGTCTGCCGAAAAGCTGGTGACGTAAACGCCGCCGCCCCACTCCGGCACGTCGACCCATTCACGCTTCAGGTCGTTGGCACCGAGAATGTCTGACTTCGACAGCGACTTGCGTGCTTTCTCGCTCATTGATCTATGCTCCTGTTGTTAAACGGCCGACCAGATCACCGGGCCGCTGATGCGAAGGTCGACGCTACCCTTTACGACCTGATCGACGCCGCCACCGAGGCCGAATTTCTTCACGAATGCGGTGAAAATGGCGTTTTCTCCGTTCGGCAGCAGCAGCTTGAATTGCTTGGCGGCCTGGCTGTCTCGGGCGGCCAGCAAGGCGGTCTGACCGGCATCCGAGAAGTCGCGGTCGAGCTCCATCGTGAACTGGCCGTTGTCTTCCAGGCCAAGGCGATACTCTTTGGCAGTGCTGGACAGGTTGGTGACATCGATTTCGGACGACGATCCGTCGAACCCGGAAAAGGTCTTGATGTTGGCGATTGGCGTGTAAGTCGGGCTGCCGCTTACGGAGGTGTCAATCGAGAGGGTGGTGCCCTGGGCGGTGATTGCAGTAGAGGTCATGGTGGACTCCTAAATAGTGAACCGCCGGATGGCGGGGTTGCTCGAAAAAATCGGTTAGCCCATGCAGCGCACGGGCGTGGTGTTATCGTTGATACGGGTGGCGTAGGTCGCTGTATAGGTCACGCGAACCATTGCTGTCGTGCCATTACCGTCGGCCAGCTCCGGCGCGCCGATGCTCGATTCGACGATGCGATAAATGGTATTGCCGAGGCTCTGGTCAGCCAGAATTGCGGCTGACGCGGCGGCGATCACCGGGTCTGCCATCTGGTCTGCCGGTTCGCCACGAACGGCGATTTCCAGCTCCACATCGAAGTTGCGCACGGCGATGGTGCGACTGCTGGTGTCAACGCTTTCTGCCCCGGCGCGAAGCACGATGGCCGGAAGCTCGTTGGCAGCAAGTGCATTGGAGCGGCTGCGAAATACGCGGCCAGATGCAACACCGGCGTCTGTCAGCTTCGCTATGACTGCCAGAATGATGGATTCGCGGTGGGTGTTCATGCTTTGGCCAGCGTGGCGCGGGCAAACGCGCCATCCTCAATGCGAACGATCTCACGGACGGTGTAGGCCGTTCCGGCGATGGTCAGTGTGTTTCCGGATGCCAGCGCCGGGAAATCGGTGACGCGGAATGTGGCGGTGTATTCGGTGGTCTGAACCAGATCACCAAACGCGGTGTTGTCTGGCTGATCAAACAGGACTTTCCCGCTTGCAGAGCCAGAAACCGCAGCCAGGCCAAAATCGGCCAGGAACACATCGCTGAATGCGTCGTCGATCATGGTTATTTCTTTGCTTTGGTGGCTTTTACGGGTTTTGCATCACCCTCTTCCACCGGTTGCTGCTCGATGCGCTGCAATGCGTGGTGGTTGTCGCCAACTTCTGCTGGCAGATCCACGGTGTCACGCGCATTGAATCGCTGTTCCGCACCGTTGGTCGTGCGCTGGCAGTAGGCATAGCCATCTCGAACGATGTATGTGGGCATGGTTTTGGTCCTAAAAAAATGCCTGGAGCGCGAACGCCCCAGGCACAAGTTCCACTTTGGAGGGTGGAGGAGACGACGGTTAGGCCGACGTGATGGCGTCAGACATCACAGCGAACGACTGTGCGTGGCGAACGCCCACGTCAACCGACTGCATGGCGCGCAACAGAACTGCGCCTTGCTTGTAGGCGGTCGAGTCATACGGGTTCGGCATGATTTCCAGCACGCCCCACTCGCCCAAAACCAGCTCCGACCATGCGCCGAAGAAGATCTCCGACAGGTTGGTGCCGGTACCCTTGGTCAGGTTCTTGCGGGCCTGGTTCGAGCGGGCCATCGTGTAGCCGTTGATCTCGCCAGGCGTGCCCGAACGCTGGCCGCCGGGGATGTTCGTCCACAGGTACTGGCCGGTGGTGCTCTTCAGCTTCTTCAGAGCGCCGACGGTGCGCGCGTTGCCCAGATAGGCCAGCGAATCTTCCGGTGCGTTGGCGTCGGTGACGCTGGTTTCCAGATCGATCAGGTGGTCGATGGTGATGGCTGCACCGTTCGTGCCGCCCACAACCGAACCAACGCCTGACGTGTTGGCGATGCCCGTCGGCTGGTTGTTCGAACCGGTGCCCGACAGCGCAGCCAGGTCAATGCCGAGCGCGATCTGTGCAATCAGGTCGGCACGAGCGAGCATTTCGATATCCGGCGTCGATTGCAGCAGCATGTTGCGGCTGATCATCGAGTAGGTTCCGATGCTCTTGATGGCGAGCGACAGTTTGTCGAAGGTGGCTTCCGACTCGGTCAGCGTGCCGTTTTCGCCAACCCAGAAGGTCGAGCTGGCACCAGTTTGACGCGGGATGTCGACGTTGCCGACAAGGCCGGACAGAACGGTGGCACCGAGCTGCAAAACGCGCGCCTTGTTGCGCAGCACTTCGATGAAGCTGCCAGCCAGCAGGTTGGTGGCAACCAGTGCGCCGCCCGTGCCTTGAGCGCCAGCAGCGTAGCCGGAGCGTGCAGCGAACGGGATGTTCGTCGGCATGAAGAAGCCGGTCGTCGACTTGCCCATGCGCTTGGCGATGTCGTTCGACACTTCGGCTTCGAAACCGGCTTCCTTCCAGCTGCCCGAGATTGCAGCATTGACGGCGCGGATCATCGAGTAGTTGGCTTTTTCCTTCGTGCTCATGTCCGGAGCAAAGCCATCGCCCAGGCTGGCAGCACGCTGCGAATCGCTTTGCTGCAGCTTCTGGTCGAGAACGATGCCGCGCGCTTCTTCGATGGTCGATCCCTTCTGGATCATGCCCATGCGGATCTCGTCGGAGATTTTGTGCGAACGGCACATGGCGTCGATTTCGGCAATGCGCTTGCGTTCGCCTTCTGCGCCTTGGGCCGCGATGGCACGCAGCTCTTCGGCAGACGGTTGGTTGGTTTGCACCGGTTGCTGCGGTGCCGGGGTTTGCGTTTCAGTGGTCATAGTAGACTCCTTGGTGGTTTCGGCAGCTGCCGGTGTCAATTGGCGGGTGATGATTTCAACCGCCACTTCGTTTTCTCCGGCAGCACGGCCCACACCGACAGACGCGTCGGCAGGAACGGTTACCAGGGAAATTTCAAGCACCTCCCAATCAAGGGCGGTGTAGGTTTCTGTTTCGGTGTCTTCCATGTACTTGTAGACGCGGTACATGAATGAGACGTTGGTCAGGATGCCGTCAAGACATTGCTGCATTGCCCATTCACCCCGGTCATCCTTGCCGAAGCGAACGGTGGCATAGCCTTTCCCTGCGGCCGAATCGACACGGACGCTCTCGACAACGCCGAGCAGGTCGTCCATGCAGTGGTTGAACAGCAATGGCAAATTGCCGGTTCGGTCAGTGACACGCATTGCGCCCACTTCGTGCGACAGGCTTTCTTTGCCAAACCACATTTCGATGGCGGCGTCTGAACTAAACGACAGTTCGACCGTTCTGTTCGCGGTGTCGACGGTGATGTCCTGTGCGCGAATTGATAGATTCCGTGTCTGCGGCCCCATCTTTTGCGGTAGCTGTTTGCTCATGGTTGCTCCCAATAAAAAAGCCGCCGACGGTTGCCCGTGGCGGCCTGTTGCTTGATATCTGACGTTATTCGTCTTTCTCTTCTTCGGGCTTGGTTTCGGCTGCAGGTTTTGCGGACTCTGCGGCGGCTGGTGCCGACGGATCGGTATCGAACGTCAGATTCATCTGCGCCATCAGATCCAGCTCCTGACGACGTGCCTTGAATATGTCTTCCGCATCGGCACCGCCTGCCGTTAGGCTGATGACGTCGCTGACGGTCATAAACCCGGCGCGGACGGCCTCCGAGTACGCCTTGACCTCTTTCAGCGGGTCGATCCAGCTCCAGCCGCGCGGCTTGAAGCGGACAGCCTGGTACCGGCCTTTGTCCTGATGGTAATCGGCGGGCATTTCGACAGCGCCGGATAGGACTGCGAAATCCAGCCACTCCGTGTAGATCGGGTGCAGGATGGTGGTAATCATCCACCCCTGCAGCACTCGCCACATATCGCGGTCATCCAGCAATGCTAACCGCGAGCTGGAGTAGTTGCTCTGCGAATAGTCACGCGACAGGCTTTCGTAGCTGACTCCGACGCCAGCTGCCATCTCACGCAGCATGTAGCGCATGAACGGATCAAGTCCGGCATTCGGACGGGTTGGCGCAAAGCCATTAAAACTTTCGCCAGGGTTCAGCTTCTGGATGGTGCCCGGTGCCAGATCGGTCAGCAGGTTGCCGTTTTCTTCGCCGTCAGCCGTCGGGTCTTCCGGAGAGGTAATGAACCCCATGATCGATGCGGAGGCGCGGGCTGCAACGATTTCTGCTTCGGTGTAGCCCTTCATGTCATTCATCTTCCGGAGTACGGAATGGAACATGGGTACACCGCGCGTCTGCGGCCAGCGGTCCACGATGTAGAAGTGGATGATTTCGCTGGCGGGAATGCGGACAAACTTGCTTGGCTGGAACGATTGGAACTGATAGTCGCCAGGGTGCTTCGGATAGAACCAGTATGCCTCGGGGCGGCCCCACTGATCGATCTCGACGCCCATCCGGATCTCGTTACCGTTCGGCGCACGGGCAGATGACCACTGGTCCATTAGGCGGTCGGCCTCGATAAACTCATAGCCAACCGGCACCTTGGCATCGCCAAAGCGTTGATACACCTTTCGGATAACGCCCTCGCCAGCTTCGACCAACTGCCCAGCGGCCAGGCGCAGCATGCCGGTCATATCAAGCAGGCCAGCGACGTGAAATGAATTTCGGCAGCAATGCGCTGTCCAGGCTGTTTCGATAGCGGTGTTCAGTTTCTCGTTCAGCTTACCGCGCTTGTTGACGATCTGGCACTGCAGGCCGATCCCCTGGCCGACCACGTTGTTCTGCACAATGCGCACGACGTTTTTGGCATGCGGATTGTCGCGGACCATTTCACGGGAACGGGCGCGCAACAGACGCAGGCTGGTCAGAATCTCCGAATCGGCGCTGGTACCGAGGGCTGTCCAGTCGTTGGTCAGCCGGTTGACCTGCGCGCCTGCGTAAAGGCGTGCCGGATCTTGACCCTTAATGGGCATCGGGATGATGTCTGCGCTTTTACGGAATACGCCCTTCGATTCAGCGGACGCACGGATGCCGTCTGGCAGCGCCTCTGCAGGCATTACCTTTTGTAGCCGTTCGCTCATTTGAACCTCACTTGCAGATTTCGCGGGTTGCCCAAACCGTTTTTGATGCGTTGCTGGGCTTTTTCATGCGAGACGCGAGTTTTCCAGTAGCTGATCTCCTGAAGGATCTGCGACGAATCGGCAAATGTCATGGCGCGCATGCCGATGGTGTAGCTTTTGATCTTGCCGCCATTGGCGCGGTAGTTGGCCAACGCTGCTTCGGCGTCAGCCAGGGCCTTCTCGGCCAGAGTTCGTCCGTCAAACCCTTGTGTCGCGCTTGCTAGATTTGGCAATACGGTCAGCTGACCGCTGCCAACGGTGATGCGCTCGCCGGTTGTTTCGATAACGGCTTGCCAGCTGTATTCGCCAGCGACCAGAGCATCTGCCTGCGCCAGCGTGACGCTGGTTTTCCAACCGGTACCATCGGCAATGGCTGTTAAGGTCAATGGCTGACCGACGCCTGCGATGATGTGCTTCAGCGTGTACATGCTGCTGTCGACGCGGACGCCGCCGACGAGCAACGGCTCATCGTTCCAGCTGGTCGTGTCGCCAACGCGTAAGGTTGAAGGGATGTTCATCGTGCAGTTTCCACGGCTTTCGCCATTGCGTTTCTGAAGTTGTCTTGAAACTTCGCCGCATAAACTCGCTTTGCGACGCCGTAAAAATCCAGCCGAGGCCGATAGGTCGGGCTCGGGATGAAGTAGAAAATCGGTTGAATCATTGAACCGCTAGACTGGTTTACCCGCTTCCAGATGCCAGCAATCTTGCCTTTTGGCTTTCCTACAAAGTAGGCGTAACCGGTGCGGCTGGTCATACGCTTGCGGCCTTTTGCGTCCATATTGGCTTTGAATCCGCCCGATCCAAACGCCTTCAGATAGGCCAATATCTGCGTAACTTGCCCCGCCTTGACGTTGCCGTTGGCGTCCATGTCTGCAAACTTGGTTGGGTACAGCATCATTCCGGATGGCAGCGCGCCGATGTTCTGCAGCGCCTTTTCCATCCGTTTATACTTCCGCTTGCCGCCTTCTGTTTCCGGAATCAGCCAGTTAACCGGGGCTGGTCCGCTTGATGTCTGGTTTTTTACCCAAACCATTGCGGCCGGATTACGCTTGTTGCCTGTCTTTACGTACAGGCTTTTCAGCGTCCACGGTGTCGGCGATACAAAGACGCGGCTCATCTCTGCCACGATCTCTGCCTTAACTTCCTTGGCCGTTTCGTTAATTGCTTTCGATAGCGCAAACGGCAACTGATCGCGCCGGAAAACGTCTAACTTCTTGATCGCCGCATCGATGTCTACATTGACCCCGATCTGCATGTAGCGCTCCAGAAAAAAGGCCCAGAACCGGGTGGTCTGGGCCGCGTTTTCTGCTCTAGTGACAACAAGAGCAATCTATCGAATTGAGACGAATATTGGCGACTTGCTCGAAAGTTGTCAAAAAAACGGGGATATTCGGATGAACTCAGCGCAAAACCGCGCCAGATAAGCGATTGGGAGCTTTACCCCCCCCCTATTGTTTTCCAATCTCTGCCGCTGCTCTCACAATGGCGAGGCGGGTTGCTGCATATGGATCATCGCCTAATTTCAATTTTATGGGGCCACCATATTCAACTCTCATGCACCCATCCCAAATAGTTTCAACATAGTCTCCGCATATAACAACCAGTAATTTCAACTTCATTGCCAGACGCAGCGCATCGCCATCATTGGTTATCGGGTTCCATGTTTTTTCAGTTTTGCGGTCGATCAAATCTCCAGTTCCATCAACCCTGCCACATTCGATGTAGTCTAAGGAAATTGCATTGGCGGCGTTTTTAAGAAGCTCGATGTCAGTCATGATTTGTATCTAGCTTTTTGATTGCTTTATATCTCATCATCGGCACAGTCTTTTCTTTCGGGATCGGCCAGCCAGTACCAGCATAGGTTCCAGCCTCGGAAACAAGCTGTTTTGCTCTATTTTCCTCTGTTACATAGCCAACTACCGAATACCCACTTGCATACGATGGGTGATTTTCTAAGCTATCTGTCCAAAATTTTTCAATCAGATAAATCATAGAGTCTGATTGTTCGATATTAGTCATGATCAATTCCTGTTGCTTTGGCGATAGCGGCGCGTGCGTTGTCGATCCAACACGCTGCAGTAGCGTCTCTGGCAAGCGGTGCAAACAACATCTCCAACGCTTGCAAAGCTTCCAGCAGATCAGGGGCTGCAGCCATTAACTTCAGATCTTCCGGTTTTGCGCGTATCCACTCGCTTGATCCAAGGACTTCTGACTCCATGTCGAGATCACGGTCGATAGTTTTTATTGTTGAAATCACCGTAAAGTCACAACCGTCATCCGAAATTAAATACCATGGTCCCGGCGTATGTTTCATATTTATTCCTCCTCGATTGATTGTGCCACACGTCTTCTGGCTTCGTTTAGGTACTGGCTGGCTGATTTGTGGTTGCAGCCCAGGTGTAATGCCAGGTCTCGCACGCTGCACTGGCTTTTATAAAACTCGTTGAGCGTGGCGCGCAATATTACCGGCAAACGCTGCACGGCGGCATCTACCGCACGCAGATCCGCATCGTTCAGGCCAACTGGCGGCGCTGATCCAAATCCGTTGCCAGATCGCATCTCACGAAACATGGGGCTAACCGATGCGTAGCCGATGGATTTTGTCTCCACACGGACGGCCCAGCGGCCCCAGGCAGACAGTAGCACTTCAACGTTTGATAGATATTCCATAGGGGCCTCGGTTACCAGTTACCAGCGAACCCGCCTGGTCGGCGTTTTTGTGGGATGTGATGCCTTGCTTTTACGGACGGTTTGTCCTCATTTTTGTCTGGTACCGGAGCCGCTTCCTGCTTGGCTTCCGGTTCGATCATGGCAGCGCGTTTTGTCCAATCGGATTGCCGCCATTTGTGCAGGTACAGCTCTGGGTGGTGACTGGCAGCAATCGCGTATACGCGAGTATCCAGCGGCTCGTTGCGCTTGCCTTTTTTGATCTCCCACCGGTTTTTGCGTGGGTTGTACGTTTCGGATACCAGCCCGTCAAAATACTGCGGCTCTAGTTCAGTAGAGAAGTGCATCTTTCGCTCTGCCGGGTCTTTATCGGCATCACCATTCAAACGGGCATAGATCAGGTGTTTTGCCGTGTCGGTACCGACTGTATACAGCGCAACGCCCTTTTTGATGGTTTGCCCCTTCCAGTTAACGTCCTGATGGCTTGGTTTGCCGAGTATGGTGCGGCCTGACTGGTTGGCTCCCTTAATGGCGATGCAGCGGCGAACCCGCTGGCTACGCACAAAGGCATAGACTGCGTGGGTGTGGTGACCGCCGGTATCGATGGCGGTAGCTTCAATCCGCATGGCGCGGCCATAGGCATTGGTGAACTCTGCCGACAGGTAATCTGCCAGGGCATCCCATACGCGGCCCTCTGCCGGATTGCCAGGGATAACGTGATAATCGATGGTCCATTCTTTGTCACCGCGCCCATGGCCGACAATCTGCACTTCCAGCCGGTCATCCTGCGTATCCACACCGGCAGTGAGTACCAGGCACCCCATGGGGATGCTACGTAGCGCATAGGGCTCGGCACGCGCCATGAGGATGTTCGGTTTCAGATCGTGCGACCGGTCTGCCCATGATTCACCCAGGCGCGTATTGACGAACCGCATCAGTTTGGACGGATCTTCCTGCGCCTCAATCCACTCATCTGCCAGCTCTGCCCATGAGAGGCCGAGGCCGATGGGCGAATAAAGAGCATTGATGTGATACGAGCGCCAAAGCCCCTCTGGGTTTTGCGCTACCCAGCGACCAGCCGCCATCATGCTCGCTTTGTTGTGTTCGCTGATCTCGCCACCGCAGTGCTCGCAGACATACCAGGCAGACGAGCAAACGCGCCCTTCCTTTTTCCAGCGCAGATTCGGCCATTTCAGGTGCTGCTTTTCATCGCAATGCGGACACGGCAGCATGTAGTGCCGTTGGTCGCCCAGGAGGAACTGCTCCTCGATGCGGCTGGCGTCCTTCATGGTCGGCGTGCTCGGTACAAACAGCTTGCGATCATGGAAGGTGGTGAGACGCACTTCCAGCAGACCGAGCGGATCGCCCTGCAGGGTAGACCAGTCGTATTCGTCTACCTCATCGGCAATCGCATAACGCAGTGAGGTTGATTTCAATTCGGACGTAGAGCCAGCGGTCTTTGCGTAGAAAATGCCGCCGATGAAGCGCTTGCGGAATGCCGAGTTATCGCCAGCCCGGTTGCTGCGGGTTGCCATCACTTCTGCCAGCGCCGGGGTGTCTTTTGCCATGGGGTCAAACTTCTGACTCATCCAATCCTGTAGCGATTTCTCGGTTGGCATAACAACAGCCACCGGCCCTTTTGCGTACGCAATGATGTACCCCAGCCAGTTGCTGCCAGCTTCGGTACCGCCAACCTGCGACGATTTCATAAACACGACTTTGCGAACTGGAGACTCTTCGGAGAGCGCATCCATGATCTCGCGCAGGTAGGGCGTGCGTGACGTTTTCCACGAACCGGCCTCTGCGCTGCCCTCTCCGGATAGGACGCGATTAGCATCTGCCCACTCCGAAACGGTCAATGGCAGTTTTGGGCGAATTGCCCGGCGTGCTGCATTGAGGGTGATCGTTATTGCAGGAATCATGTGTTGCCTTCGATGTTTTGCAGGCGCTTTGTAAACTCCCGTTCCATGTCGGAAAGCGCGGCACGAATGTCCTGTTTCAGCGTAGCGCGTATGCCGTCCAGGTCTTTACCAATCAGATCCGGCCCTGTTCGGTGCGGCAACTGCTCCAATGTCTGCCGGAATGCGGTGACCACATCGGCCACGGCAGCACGCATATCGACAATGGGTACCAGCTCGCCAATGTCTCGCAGGTAATCTATGCGGGCACGCTCCGCCAGGAAGTGCTCTTTCTTTGCCCTGGCACGCTGGTAGCTATGCTCTTCGGGGGAATCGTCTTCGGCTAACTCCGGTGGCAGCTCCGGTGGCAGCTCCGGTGGTTCAATCGACATCACCGGAGCTTGATCGCCCCTCTCTTTTTTCCAGCGAGCGATGACATCGCCACGATTTGGGTCGGCGGTGTCTTTGATGCGCTGGATGGATGCCTCAACATCGATGAGACCATCGTCATTAACCACCAGGCGATCTTGCTTTTTGAGTTTGGTGACGTAGCTACGATCCACGCCGATGATTTCGGCGAACTTAGACTGGTTTACAAGGCGGCTCATTAACGACACTCCCGTGGCACTGTGAGCGCTTCAAACGGTTTGGATGGACGTGTGCCTACCTCAATACCGTTTTCACGCGCCCAGAAGGTTTCCTGACCATCCATGCCTGCTTTGATAGCCTGGTTGATGACGTCTTTTCCGAACGCATCACGGCATTCGTCTATGAAAGCCGTAACCAGGGGCATGGATTCACGGAGGTTTTTCTTAGTCATCGGCTTGTTCCATCTCTGTTCCAGATCTGTTCCAGATGACACAAAATAAAAAACCAATAAAAACAACTGTGTTCCAGATGTTCCAGATGTTCCAGACGATTTGATACGTGCGTGCGCGAAGATATGTGTGTATGAGAGATTTGCGTTTTGTTGCGCCCGTGCGCGGGAAATATCTGGAACATCTGGAACATCTGGAACAGCGTTGATTATCAACAGAAAACTTCACAGCCTTGCTGGAACACGTCTGGAACACGTCTGGAACACGCATCACGCCGCCATCCTTTCCGCCTTGTTTTGGGTGTCAATCAGCGCATCGGCGAACTTTTTGCACGATCTTGTTAGCCACGCGGCATCAGTGTCGGTGTCCTGTTTTGCGTATAGGCTGCCTTGCATTTTTTCTGGCGGTGGCAGGATGACGTTTTTGACGTGGGTCTGAGTGCTGGTCGGCGACTCATAAACCCGCGCCTTCTTCTTTTCAAACCCGTGATGCGTCAGCTGCGAGAAAAACTGTGACGCGGTGCGCGGTCGTGATTCGCCATTCCTGCGGCAATACGACTGATAGGCGCTATACAGATCCGGTGATAGGCACGGGCATATTGGAAGCCCCAAGTCGCCATCCAGCCACTCATTCGCAAACCGGATCTCGCTACCTGCCGACAGATCAATCAGGCGTTGCTTTGCGTCGGTCATTGGCGGCTGCGTGCCTTCGTGAAACCCTGTCAGATCGACATTGAGCAGGTAGTCGTAAAACGCTTCGGTGCCACCTGCTTTCAGTTCGTCTGCCAGCTCGGTGTAGAAACGCTTATCCAGTGCCGGTGGTGTGTAAATCACCAGATGGCGGCGGTCTCCAACATCAAGCGGTATCGGCTGGCCTTCATTTGACAAAAAGGCCATGTTCATCTGGTTTTTTTGATGGACCGCATTAGCAAACTTGCCTTCGATGCGAATCGTTTCACCGGTCACTAGTTCTTTCAACTCGTTTTTTAGTTGCCACTTGTCCGAGTTATTAACAACCTCTTCGGCCAGGATGAACAGCTTGGAATCCCAATCTGGGTTGAAGTTGCTCTGCAGCGCCTTCTGGTCCAGAACGATGGAGTAGTTCAGATACGGGTTGCCTTTGTAGCCGTAGATCCGTGCCAGAGTTTTGAACACCATCGACTTACCAGTGCCCTGCGGCCCGTGCATGATCACAGCGCTCTGCATCTTTGCGCCGGGGTTTTGCAGCGGATAGGCCATCCACTTGATCAGGAAGTCGAATGACTCTTTGCTGCCCTGGTCGTTGCCGCACAGGTACTGAATCAACTCAATCAGCTGTTCGCAATTCCCTTTCGCGGCCTTCATTGGCCAGCCGCGCCATGTGTTTAATTTGATATGCGGGTCTTTCCCCGATGGATCAAACCCGACCTGATCAAGATAGAAGGCGCGTGACAGCCACATCGGATGGCGCTTGATGTCGTCTCCACGGATGCCTGCCGGGAGCATGTTGATCATCTTGCGCTGATGCACGACCTTGTTGGTCCAGGTATCAAAAATCGACTCGCCGGAGTCGTCGTCCAGCTTGACGAATCTACCAACCAGGTCGTCCAGAGGCATCACAGAAACCGCATCATTGCGGCTACCATCCCCTCCCCCCTGTGAG